AGTATGCGGCATCATCTATCGTATATCTTTCTAAGAAGAAGGAGAAAGATGGAACTGAAGTTGTTGGTAACATCATTCACTGTAAGAATGCAAAGTCTCGTTTGACTATTGAAAACAAAATGGTTGATGTTCGTCTGATGTATGAACGTGGACTTGATCGTTACTATGGTTTGTTGGAACTTGCATTGAAGTATGGAATCTTCAAATCTGTATCTACTCGCATTGAGTTGCCTGATGGAACAAAGACATTCGGTAAGACAATCAATAACGATCCAGAGAAGTTCTTTACTGAAGACGTAATGCGTCAATTGGATTCTGCTGCTGGACAGGAATTTAAATACGGCAATCAAAAAATTCTTGAAGCAGAAGAAGAGGAATCAGAAGAGGAAACACTGGAAGATGTTAGAGAATAATTGGATTCGAGCATATGATAATATTGTTGATGAAGAGTTCTGTGACAGAATAGTTGATTTTTATGAAGACCATCCAGAACACCAAGAAAGAGTTGTTTTGGATGGCCATCGTTCTTTCACGCAGATAAACTTGCAACAGAATGATGGGTGGGAGTATTACTCTAATCACCTTATGTCTGCATTTTATTCAGCGATTAATCAATACAAAGAAGATTGTGTAATCGAAGAAGGTATGTGGCCTGAGAAATTTGCATTTGAAATGTTTAGAATGAAGAGATACTTACCAAATGATGTTGATGAATTTAAACCCCATGTTGACGTTGGAGATCATGCTTCTGCTAGAAGATTTTTAGTATTCTTCTTATATGTAAACGAACCAGAAGGTGGTGAGACTGCCTTTCCTCAACATCAACTTGCAGTAAAACCAAAGAAGGGTAGGCTTTTAATGTTCCCCCCAATGTGGACACATTGGCATGCTGGACTTAAACCTATTGGAATTCCAAAATATATTGTTGGGAGTTATCTGCACTATGCATGAAGATGAAGATATAAAAGAGTATTACAAATATGTCACTGATAAGAATAATAATTGGGAATGTATTGGTATAACAAAAGGCAGATGGCATGGTGTAATTTATAGATATGGACAAGTAAAATTTATTGAGGATGAAGATAAAGATGAGTTGACATTATCGTTTGAATGGGATATAATAGATTCTAATGGTTTTAGAAGAGATCATTTTAATGATGATTTCTTTAATTTTATTGGAGACATTCTCCATGATATTATTAATGAACAAGTAGAAGAGGGAATATTAGAATATGTCGATGCAGACGATTGAAATAACAGCACTATCAAATCTAATTCACAATGAGAGTTATGCTCGTAAAGTTTTACCTTTTCTAAAACCAGAATATTTTTCAAATCGTAATGAACGTATCGTCTTTGAGGAAATTACAAGATTTACAGAAAAGTATAATAACCTTCCAACACAACAATCTCTTCTAGTAGAAATGGACAATCGTAAAGATTTGTCTGAAGAAGAATATAAAACAATCAATTCACTTATCGACACTTTAGATAAACATGATGTGGATATGAATTGGCTTGTAGACACCACTGAAAAGTTTTGCAAAGACAAGGCAGTTTATAATGCTATCTTATCTGGTATTCAGATTATTGATGGTAAGGATAAACAACACACTGCTGAAGCAATCCCATCTATTCTATCTGAAGCCCTTGCAGTCGCATTTGATCAAAATGTTGGACACGATTATGTGGAAGATGGAGAAAACCGATTTGAATTCTATCACAAGAAAGAAGAGAAAATTGAGTTTGATCTAGATTACTTCAATAGAATTACCAAAGGTGGACTTCCACAAAAAACTTTGAATATTGCACTTGCTGGAACTGGTGTTGGTAAATCATTGTTCATGTGTCATATGGCTGCGTCTACACTGATGCAAGGTAAGAATGTTCTCTATATCACAATGGAGATGGCAGAAGAACGGATTGCAGAAAGAATTGATGCAAATTTGATGAACATTACTATGGACGATTTGCACAATCTACCAAAGAAGATGTTCACTGATAGACTGTCAAAAATTCAAAAGAAAACTAATGGTAAACTGATTATTAAAGAGTATCCAACTGCATCTGCTCATAGTGGCCACTTTCGTGCGTTGTTAAAAGAACTTGCACTAAAGAAATCCTTTAAACCAGATATCATCTTTATTGATTACTTGAATATCTGTTCTAGTTCACGATTTAAGGGTAATGCAAATGTTGGTTCTTATTTCTATATCAAGGCGATTGCAGAAGAACTCAGAGGACTTGCAGTAGAAACTAATGTTCCAATTATGTCTGCAACTCAGACTACTCGTGGTGGATATTCAAACTCTGATGTTGGACTAGAGGACACAAGTGAGTCGTTTGGACTTCCAGCCACTGCTGACCTAATGTTTGCGTTAATCTCTACAGAAGAACTAGAACAACTAAATCAAATTATGGTGAAGCAGTTGAAGAATCGTTACAATGATCCTGGCACTAATAAGAGGTTTGTTGTTGGTATTGATAGATCTCGTATGAAGTTATATGACTGTGAACAAGAGGCACAAGAAGATATTATTGACAGTGGACAGGATGACACACCAGTTTTTGATAAAGGACAGAATCAGAAATACGACAAGTTTAACGACATCAAGTTCTAACTCCTTTTCCTTATAAATAGAGATGTAATATATTTGTATGAATGGGGAAAGTGTAAATGAAAAGGTTTTCTCAGTTTATTCTGACTGAAGCTGATACATCTGGTGCAACAAACACCGAAATAGCAATTTGTTATCAATACAACTTTAACAGAACAGATGACCACGAAAAGGCTCTGTCTGATGCTGGTATATCTAGTTCTGATTATGAAAAACTAACAGAAGAACTATTAGATATTGGTAAGAAAGTTGCTGATCAGATGGGCGATAGAGGCCCTCTTCTGGTTCATTCTGGTCGAGCGACTGCGAGTAAAAATTACTATGAAGGGGGTAGAGATGTTACCCCAAAAGCAGACTTCTTTGGCAACTCCAAAAATTACATTTCATTAAAAAAAGCAGGAGATAGTGGAAAGGGTGCTCAGTTAATGAGTGCAAAATCTGCTGAAGCTGCTGGTGTTGTTAAGGCTGCGGTTGGACATTATGAAAACGCAAATGGCAAGACTCTTATAAACAATAAAGACTTTCTTAATGCTATCAATATTTTAGAAAACGAAATGAAATTAACTGCTCGTAATGACTTGAATGTTGAGGTATCAAAGGGCAAGAAAAGTTTTGAGCAGTGGTATGTTACTTCTAGTTCTCGTAAAGAAGAACTTCTTAAAAAAGAAAAAAATATCAAAAAGGTTGAAGCTCACCTAAAGGCAGAGCTTTCTATTTTAGGTGCAACTCGTGCTTCTAAAGGTGCAGAGAAAAATCTTATCCCAGGCATTTCTTCTATTACACAACCACAACTTAAAATATCTTTTGATGAATATAGTAATGATACGGAGTATAAGGTAGGGGATGTAACAGTAAGTGCTGGACATCTTAAAAATGTATCACCAGATAAATTAACTGATACTGCATTGAAACAACAGATTGCAGAAGTTATTGAAACATCTATTAACTCTCAGACTTGGCAAAACGAGCTCACTAAGTTCTTCACGAATAATGAAGATTTAAAGAAGTGGATGGTTTACGAAGCCGGTTCTGGTTTATATAAATTTACTGGACAGTATTCTTCTGGTTCAAACTACTTTGGTTCTGATCAAAATGTTGCAAATAAAATTCTAGTATTCTATAATGGTGGTATCAAAACAGAATACGATATGATGGATTATGCTAATAAAAACACTTCACTTGTAAATAATGTTAGTGTATCATATAAGGGTAGTGGACGCTCTAAGTATATTAAACTTGGTATTGCATCTGCTGTCGAACACGAACTTCCTGTTTTACAAGAGGAGTGGAAACAGTTAGAAGAACAATATTTTCTTGCAGAAGGAATTTTTAGTAATCTTAAAAAGAAGGTTTCTGCGTTTCTTAATGCTGCAAAAAATATTGTTAAGAAATTTTATGAAAATGTAATTAAAAAAGTAATAGGTAATTTAAAGGTTCTTGCTCAAAAGGGTATTGAAAGTTTTCTAGATTCTATCGGATTAAATTACTCTGCAAATGTATCAATGGGAACACCTTCATGGTAATGTCATTCAAACAACTTTTAAACGAAGATAAAGGTGGGAAGAACCTTCACCTAGAACATATTGAGGACGAAATCCTTAACTATGGTGTTGATGGTGGTCGTGCGGCAATTAACTTTGTTCGTTCTCTTAGAGATATGTTAGCAGGAAATTCTCGTTCATCTGTAAACATGACTGTAAAGTGGGATGGAGCTCCTGCAATTTTTGCTGGTATTGACCCATCAGATAATAAGTTCTTTGTTGCAAAGAAATCAGTGTTTAATGTTAATCCAAAACTTTATAAAACAAATGCAGAGATTGATGCAGACTTGAGTGGACAACTCAATTCTAAGTTTAAAGTTGCACTTGCAGAATTCTCTAAGTTGGGAATTAAAGGTGTTCTTCAAGGAGACTTGATGTTCACTGACGATGTTGAGACAACAAGTATTGATGGAACATCCTATTACACATTTCAACCAAACACTATTGTGTATGCTATTCCAGTAGATAGTGATTTTGGAAAACAAATTAAAAATGCAAAGATTGGTGTGGTGTGGCACACCACATATTCTGGAAGTTCTTTGCCAGAAATGCAGGCATCATTTGGTGCAAATATTAGTGGACTTAAAAAACCATCATCTGTTTGGATGGACGATGCAACTTATAAAGATCAGTCTGGCAAAGCAACAATGACTTCTGGAGAAACAGAAAAGGTTACTGCATCATTGTCTGCGGCTGGTTCTACATTTAGAACCATTAACTCATCTTTGCTCAAGGGGTTTTTATCATTACAAGATACTTTCACTGGAAACCTTGCTGGTGCATCTCTCAAAACTTATAATAATA